TTCTTGGATATAACGCAGGTAGAAACGAAACTGGTTCTGACAATCTTTATATATCTAATCATTTAACAGCAACACCATTAATCTATGGTAAGTTTGATAGTACTGGATCAACTGGTGGAAGAGTTAAATTAAATGCAAACAGTTTTGAGATTCTAAGTAATCCTCCTGCTACCGCAGCATCAACAGGAAATGCAGGACAATTTACTTGGGACTCAGATTATATTTATATCTGTGTAGCAACCAATACATGGAAACGAGTAGCAATTGCAACATTCTAAGGAGAATAGGTTAATATGAGTCTATCTAAAAGATTAAGAGCAGCAGAAGAGACCAGAGTAGGCAATAGCCAATATATTCAGCCTCTAATTCCACCAAGACCGCTATACGGCATATCAAACGCTGGTGTATATGTAGATGCAGACTCTGCGCTAAGAGTATCTTCTGTATATGCTTGCGTAAGGCTATTGGGAGACACGATTTCATCTTTACCCATGGGAGCCTATGTCCGTAGAGGCCGTAATCGTATTTCATATGCGGCGGTATACGGAGAACAACCTAATTGGATTAATACTCCTAACCCAGAATCAACAAGATTAGAGTTTATAGAACAAGTATTATCTTCTCTACATTTACAAGGAAATGCCTACATTTTGACAGTAAGAGATGAAGATGAGGTTGTCCAAGAGGTATATTGCCTAAACCCTAATGATGTAAGAATTGTTAGACCTGCTCCTGGTGAGCCTTTGGTTTATGAATTTAAAGATCAACTTGGCAATTACTCAAAGCGTTTGACAAATAAAGAAATACTACATATTCCTATGATGAGAATTCCAGGTAGTCATTATGGTCTAAGCCCTATTGGTGCCTGCCGTATGTCTATAGGTATTGCTATGGCAGCAGATACTTTTGCTTCCTCATATTTTGGCAATTCTGCAAATCCTCCAGGTGTTATTGAGATAGCAGGAGAATTAAACGAAGATCAGGCTGCAGATATTGCAAGAAACTGGAATATAAACCATTCTGGTCCATATATGTCTGGCAAGGTTGGTATTTTATCTGGTGGTGCAGCATTTAAGCCATTAGCAATAAACGCTGATGACGCACAACTAATTGAAAGTAGAAAATTTAATGTGGAAGACATTGCAAGAATCTTTCGTGTTCCACTAAGTTTATTAGGTCATCCTGCACAAGGAGCCATGTCATATGCCTCTGTAGAAGCGCAGAACCTATCATTTGTACAGCATTCTCTACGCCCACTTCTTGAGAGATTAGAGCAAAATCTATCTACCTTGCTACCAGAGCCTGATGGATTTATTAGATTTAACCTTGATGCACTTTTGCGAGGTACAACAATAGAGAGATTTGATGCATATACAAAAGGACTAAGAGAAGGTTTCCTAAGTCTAAATGATGTAAGAGCATACGAGGACATGTCACAAATAGGAGAGTCTGGAGATCAATACAGACTTCCTCTACAAAATATTGACTCAGAACAGGCACCACTTGTTGGAGACAAACTAAAGGCAGAGATTGCTTCTATTCTTGTACAGTCTGGATATAATCCAAACGATATTGCCAAGGCTTTAGGCATGGAAGAAATTAGTCATACTGGTCTTGCTTCTGCTCAATTGCAGCAAGTTGCATTAATTGATCCAGCAAATCCTGACGCTGTTTATAGCGATGAGGTAAAGAAATAATGCCAATAGAAAATGTTCCTGAGTTCATTAAGAAAAATGCTCAAAGAGGATTAGACTATTTGGCAGAAGGTTTTGGTGGTGACGGACTTACAGATGCCACCAAGAGAGAAGCAAGAGAAATGGCAGCAGGTCGTATTTCTGAAAACAAAGTCAGAAAGATGGCACCCTGGTTCGCAAGACATAAAGCAGATGGACAAGCACCTAAGAATAAAGATTCTTCAGATCCAGGTTATCCTGGTGCAGGATTAGTTGCTTGGTTACTTTGGGGCGGTAATGCAAACTTTGATGATGCTGCACAAAACTGGTCTCAACGCCAAATAGATAAATTAAATAATCAAGAAAAAGGCAGGAGCAAGATGAGAAAAACGGAACGCCGTACCTTTACGGTAAAGAACATAGAAGCAAGGCAGTCAGAAGACGGTAAACTGCGTATGGCAGGCTATGCTGCGGTATTCAATGAGCCATCTTTGCCACTACCTTTTATTGAAAAAATTATGCCAGGTGCATTTAGAAAGACTCTAAGTGAAACACCAGATGTTCGTCTATTGATAAATCATGAAGGATTACCTTTAGCAAGAACAAAAAATGGTACAATGAAATTATATGAAGACGAAAAAGGTCTTTATTTTGAAGCACAATTAGCAGATACACAAGAAGCAAGAGATTTATATACATTAGTTGACCGTGGCGATGTAGATCAAATGTCTTTCGCATTCAGAGTTATACGCCAAAAATGGAATATGGATCGTACTGAAAGAACTTTAAACGAAGTATCTTTGGCAGATGGAGATGTATCAATTGTTACATATCCAGCATATACCGCTACATCTGTAGAAGCAAGGGAACAAATAAAAAAGGCTATGGCTGAAATTAAAGAAGGCAGACAGATATCTGCTGACTCCGTACAACTGTTAGAAACAGTGTTTGGAGATTTAACAGAAGGAAATGAATATATTATGAGAGCACTTACTGTAATGAGTCAAATGATGTACCCTGAAGATTTAGATGGAGAAGGCGATGACTTCTATACAGATGGCACTCCTACAGAAAATCTAAGTCAAAGGCTAACAGATGCAGCAGTTGGAGACTTTGTATCCTGGAACGCTGCTGGCGGTAGAGCAAGAGGAAGAATTGTACAAATTAAGAGAGAAGGATCTATTAATGTTCCTGGTTCTGATTTTACAATCAATGCAGAAGAAGAAGATCCTGCAGTTCTTATCCGTGTATATGAAGAATATAATGGCGGATGGAGACCAACAGATACTCTTGTAGGACACAAAATGTCTACACTAACTTCTATTGACCCTCTGCCAAAGCCAAAAGAAGATAATCAAAATCTTGTAAAAACAGAGGATTATCCAGGAAAAGGAACAAGTGTTGTTGGAGATAAATCAATTACACCTGATATGCCTTTTGCAAAGCAAGACATAAAGCCTAATGCACAGACGCTACCACTTAGAATGTCTCTAAGATTAGCAAAAGCAAAGGCAGATAGAATCAAATAATATTCCTGTCATAAAATGATAGGACGAAGTCGGAGCGAGACTCACACCCTGTAAGCGTCGTGAAATCCATCGCCACCACCTCAAACTCAAATAAACTCACAAAAGGAGAAATATAGAAATGTCTTATTTAGACAAACTATTGGATCGTCGTGAGGCAGTTAAGGTAGAAATGGATGCAATTCTTGATGCAGTTGCTGCAGAGAATCGCACAGACCTTACAGATGGTGAATCAGCAAAGGTTGATGCCCTTGTTGAGGAATCACGCTCATTAGATTCAAAAATTCAAACTCAAAAAGCACAAGCAGATTCTGATGCTAAACTTGCAGAGATTCGTTCAGCAGTTTCAGATGTAGCAATGCCAAAGGCAACCGCTACAACTAAGATTGTAAGCGAGCCACGCACTTATACAGCAGATTCTGGAAACTCATTCATTGCTGATGCATTCAATGCACAGTACAAGAGTGACTTCGCTGCACAAGATCGCCTTGCTCGTCACAGTCGTGAAGAGTCAATTGAGCGTCGTGATGTTGGTACTGGACAATTCTCAGGTCTCGTAATTCCACAATATTTAGTGGACCTAGCAGCACCGTTCGCTCGTGCTGGTCGTCCGACCTGCGACTTTGCAACAAACAAGCATGTGTTGCCAGCAGCAGGTATGACACTTAACATCTCTCGTATGACTACAGGAACAAGCACAGCAGTTCAGGCAACTGAAAACTCTGCAGTTTCTGAGACAGACAGCGATGATACACTCTTGACTATTGATGTGCGTACAATCGCAGGTCAGCAAGATCTATCCAAGCAGGTAATTGAAAGAGGTTCTGGCGTTGATGCATTCGTCGTACAGGATCTAATTCGTTCCTGGCACACAACTCTTGATAACCAAGTTCTAAATGGAACTGGTGCATCAGGACAAGTTCTTGGTATTCGTAGCACCGCTGGTGTTAACACAACCACTTTCACATCAGGAGCACCTACGGTTGCCCTACTTTATCCAAAGTTGGCAGAAGCCTACCAGGAAATTCAAACAGTCTCATTCATGAATCCTACGCACTGGATAATGCACCCAAGGCGCCTCGCATTTTTGATGGCTGGTGTTGATGGTTCTGATCGTCCACTCGTTCTTCCAGCCCTAAACGGCCCATTGAACGCAGTTGCAACTGGAGCAGGTGCCTCATCTTACGGTAATTCAGGCTACACATTGATGGGTCTTCCTATCATTACAGATGCCAATGTCGTTACCAACGCAGGTGCAGGTACAAACGAAGATGAAATCTATTGCGTAACAGCACCAGAACTACATCTTTGGGAGCAATCTGGATCACCATTCGCATTAACATTTGATGCAACTGGTGCAGGTTCACTCACTGTTAAGTCTGTTGTTTATGGATACACAGCATTTTCTGCTGGTCGTTATCCTGGAGCAGTATCCATTATTAGTGGAACTGGTTTAGTAACACCAACATTCTAACTTAAGTTTGCATAGGGTTTGAATCCTGTGCAAAACTTAGAGTAATCTAAGGAAGGGCAGGCTGGCAGACGCCCCGATTTGTCAGCCTGTTCCTTTAAAACGAGGGCATATGAAAAAACTTAAAAAGATATTTAGAATTAAAAAAGAAACAGCAACTGCACTACCTAAAGTAGAAAAAGCCATGTTGCCTAAATTGGAGAAGAGGAGCAAATGAGTCAATCCAGTACAGTTTATACAACCTTGGCAGATGTAAGAAATGGCCTACAGATTGAAGATAGTATTGACGATACCGCTATTGAAGCAGCCATTCTATCTGCAAGTCGTCAGATTGATGAATATTGCCAAAGATTTTTTTATCAAGAGGGTACACAAGCAGCACCTTCTGTAAGATACTACACAGCACTAAACCCATGGTCATTAGAGATAGACGATGTTGTTACAATAACAGAGGTAGCCACAGATACTGGCTTTGACACACCTTTGCAATATAGTCAAGTATGGGATTTAGACTCAGACATTATGGTAGAGCCTGTCAATAATGACAAAAAGGGTTGGCCATATACAAGAATATTGGCGGTAGGAGAATATGTATGGCCATACTTCTTCCCACAAACATGTAGAATATCTGGTATATTTGGATTTCCAGAAGTACCATATGAGGTAGAATTAGCCTGTAAGATACAGGCATCAAGATTATTTATTAGAAAGCAGTCACCATTTGGAATTGCAGGATCAGTAGAATTGGGTACAGTTAGATTAAATTCAAGATTAGACCCAGATGTAGAAATGCTATTAAAGACATTTAGACGGAATCAAGGATTGGCATACTAATGTTAGATATAGGACCAATTAGAGATGCATTAGGAACAAACCTACAAACGATTACTGGATTAAGAATATATGATCAACTTCCAGATGTTATAGTTCCTCCATGTGCTGTAGTAGGTCAATTAGATTTTACCTTTGATGTTGACAATGCTCGTGGTTTAGACCAGGCATCTACAGACATATTTGTTATTGTACAGAGATTTTCAGAAAGAACAGGGCAAGCAAAACTTGATTCTCTTCTTGCTGGAACAGGTCCTAAGTCAATCAAGACTGCCTTAGAATCAGACAGAACATTAGGTGGACTTGTAGACACTCTTAGGGTATTAACTGCTGATGCTGGTACTTATTCTTCTGGAGATCAGACATTTTTATCCTATCGGTATAACCTCGTAATTTATGGCTAAGGAGAAACAATGGAATATATAGTAATTTCAAATAAAAAAGTTTGCGGTAAGTTTAATGGTGACAAACTTACTGAATCTGATATAATTAGTGCAGGAGGTCAGGTTGAATTCCTTCTTGCATCTGGTCATATCAAAAAGGCAGGTCAGACACCAAAATCAGTAAAAGAAACAATAAAAGAAGAACCACAAGTGCAGAAGGAAGAACCTAAAGCATTTGTTTTCAATACATATAACAATGAAGGAGATAAATAACAATGGCACGAATAGTGTTAACCGATGTTGAAGTGATTATTGGAGGAGTAACCTTGAGCGATCATGTTGCCAGCGTTACCCTTGGAAGCACTTACGACATAATTGAAACCACAGCATTTGGAAACACAGGTCAAGTTGGCCCAACTGGTGCAGTAACAGGTGCATCAGTTCCAAGCGCAGCAAGACAAAGAACAGCAGGCCTTGTTGATAACTCAGTAACATTTGAGTTTCACCAGGACTTTGCAGCATCAGAAGTTGAGGCAACAATCTATCCACTATTGGGTACAGTTGTTGCATGTTCGGTACAACCAGTAGCAGCAGCAGGCGCATCTGCAACGAACCCACAATACAACTTCTTTGCCCTGGCATCAGAATGGACACCTCTAAATGGTGCAGTAGGAGAACTCTCAACTGCATCAGTTACCTGGCCAATTTCTGGTCCAATTACTAAGGCTGTTTCCTAAACATGGCCTTTTTAGTTCTAACTAATCCAGTAATAACATTTGGAGGAATAATCGACACTGGAGTTGGTGGCGTTGACTTTAGCGATCATATATCGTCGATCACGCTTTCAACTACTCACGACATCCTTGATGTGACTCCTGTTAAAGAAGGCACAATCTATAAGGAAGTTATTGCAGGTGTTGGAACTAATACAGTTGCTTTTGAGTTTTATCAAGATTTTGCTAACAACTCTCTTGAAGAGTTTTTTGGAGGCGTACCACCGTACTCCGTAGAGCCAAATCGGGTAGGAACAAAAGTTACCTGTTTTGTAAAGCCTGTCTCACAGGCTATATCAGCACAAAATCCAGAATACCGATTTAAAGTATTAGTAACTGAGTGGACTCCGCTAAATTCTGCAGTTGGACAATTAAGTACTATTTCTGTAAATTGGCCTATCTCTGGTGAAATACAGAAATTTATTCTGTAATTCAAATACTACTCTTGAAGAGGGGCATAAAAAATGGATGGATTAAGAATAAAAGTAAAAACCAGCGATGGACAAGAAGGTACATATAATCTTCGTCCTAAGACTCTTGTACAATTTGAACAAAAATTTAACAAGGGTTTTGCTAAATTGCTAACAGAAGATCAAAAATTAGAACACATCTACTTTTTGGCTTGGTCAGCAATGAAGGATTCTGGTAAAGCGGTAAAGCCTTTTGGTGAGGCATTTCTTGACACACTGGAAAGTGTAGAGTTAGAATCCGACCCAAATTCAGAATCCACAGAGACAGTCTAACCTATACAATAGCGACTATTTCTGTGGAGACTGGGCTTTCTCCAATAGACTTGCTTGAAGCACCTGACGGTATACTTGAAGCAATTGTTATTTATCTCAAGGAGCGATCCAAGAATGCGAGCAGGTAATGAGTAAAGATGTTATAGTGTTAACTGGAATAAAAGAAACACTAAAAGCATTGGAAGATTTTGACAAAGATGCTGTTAAGGCATTTAATAAACTTGT